AGGGGAAATAACTAATATCAATAATTATGTCAGAGCCTTACAAGATATGATTGCCGAGAAAAGAGCATCAGGACAAACAGCTATGAGTCAAGAAGAAGCAAGTATGATAAGAGATGGGTTTAATAGAGCTATGGAAAGAGTACAACAAATAAATGACTTTGCAGTACAGAGTGCGGCTGAAATTAGACAAAATGCCCAAAACTCACTAAAAGAATCTACAGCATTTATTAACAGCTTACTACAAAAAAATACTATTACTCCCGCAGATATAACACAAGCACCAATAGATTCAGGTTCAATATCAAGTGGTGGTACAACCACACTTCCTATTCCTGGAACTTTAACAGAGGAAAAAGATAAAACCTTATCAGATTTACTTTACCCTCTTGGTAGTTACGACCCTAATTTAGGTTATTAAAGGAGGTAGCTTAAATGAGCCTACGCTCCTTAATTACCGGATTAAAAGATAACGTAAAAAAAACCTTTAGTGGTGTTGATACTAACGATTCCCTTGTAAATAAGTTTGCAAGAAGTAAGGCTATGGACAACATGGTTGGTTGGCAACAACTCTTAAGTGATCCCAAGTCTAAAATCAAATTTGGGCAAGACTTTAGATATAACCCACAAGATTCAACAGGAAAAAAAGCATTAAAATTGGGTGGAAATATTGTTAAGAATGTAGGTGAGAGTGTAGTAACAATGATACCCAAGGTCGGATATGATTTAGGACAGGTTGGTAAGGGTATTGTTACAGGAAAAACGGATGATATACAGTTTTCTTCCGCCCCAGCAATATTTGGGGAAGATTTTGCATCTTATTTTGCAACTGAGGATATGACTCGCAATACCCCAACTATTAGAAAGCCATTTGATACTGTAGGTTACTACAAAGGTCAGGGGAAGTGGAATGTCCCATTTACACAGATAAAACTACCAGAGTTAGGTTTAACTGAAAGCTCAGCATTTGATACCACTAAAAAAGGATTACAAGCATTTGAAGCCCCATTGGCTGCTTATGGTTTAAGTAATCCAGCAAAGATGTTGGGTATGCTTGGGTTTGGTTCCGGTATTAGTGGTCTTGTTAACTTTGCTTCAAGTGGAGCTAAAAAAGGTTCTTTTGAAGAGGGGGCTTGGAAAACAGCTTATGATATGGCTCCAACAGTTGCTAAATCATCAGGACTATTAGGCGCAACAGATAAAATAACTACTCTTGGTTCTGTACCAATGCAATCATTAACTAATGTTTTGCAAGGTGTTGCCTATGACCAAGTTTCAGGAAGTGAAACAACAGGTGGAAGCATCTTTATTGATGCTTTATTCCCTGTAGCCGGTTATTTAAAGACTAAAGCCTTTAATTCTTTTGGTGATGCCGCAAAGAATGTACAGGGTAAAATACTTGAAAGTTTAGGTAAAAAACTCAGAAAATCTGATGGTACATATACAACACTTGCTAAATGGGTAAAAGGTACAAGACCTTATAGAAAAGGCGGCGCTGGAGCTTTATTTGGGTTTGAAATATACCAAGATGAGAACGGAAATTGGAAAGCGGATTTTAACTCTAAAAAAGCATTGTTAGGTATGGCTGTAATGGTTGGTGATACTAAGGCACTAAACAGCATTGATAGTAAATTCTTAGGTGGCACAGATAACGCAGGTAAGAATGAACTTGAAGATATATTAAAGGCACAAGAGGTTAAAGGTGGGGATTTAAAGGTTAAAGACGCAGGTAAATCATATATTGAGATGCCTAAAAACAAAGAGGAAGCAGTAAAGAAACTAAAGGCTATACAAGACTATCCCAATGTTCTAAGAGATTTAGGTTTTGATAAAGACACTATCAACAAAACATCTTATAAGAAGTCTACTAAAATGATGGACGATGTATTAGAAAGTGGTGGTGGGAGACAGCAAAATATTGATGAGACAACACTAAAGGGAATATTATCAGAGGAAGAAATACCCTCTTTTAAGCAGAAGTGGAATAGTGCTTTTAACAAGATAAAAAATACCCCTAAAGAGATACAAAGGTTATTGACAGACACAAGAACTAAAAACCTTGTAGGTAGGGCAGATGCAAATCAATATGCTTTAAAGTTTAAAGATATTCCCGAAGAGGATGGTTGGAAGATGATTCAGTTTATGCAAAACCCATCACCAGAAACAGCTAAAAGACTAAACTTTGAACCTAATAAATATCAAAATGAGATGGCAGAGATAAGAAAGACCTTTGATACTTTAAGACAAGAGGCAATAGATAAAGGAATTGATGTAGGTTATCTTGATAACTACGTTAATCAGGTATGGAAAGAAGATGCTGGGGAAATAGCAAGAAGAATGAGCATATCTAAAAACCCATCCTTTGCAAAAGAGAAGAAGTGGCCATCGTATGAAGTGGGAATGAAGTCAATAAAAGAGAACGGGTTAGGTCTTACACCTAAATATACCCATCCCGCACAGCTTGTAGCACATTATAAATACCAGATGGAAAGAGCTTTAGCAAATGTAGAACTTGTTAATGGATTAAAAGACTCTGGTTATATTTTACCTTCAAAAGAGGCTCCAAATGATTGGAAATATCTTGATATTATGGGATTAGGAGAGGATTTAAGAGCGCCAAATAATATTGCTGATGCAGTAAATACAATGTTTGATAAGGGAAGTGGTGGTTTGATGGAGATACCGGCCAAGATTTCCAAATATATGCAGGATATTACCCTTTCAGGTGGGTACAAACAATTTAATGCATTTACTTTGGGGCAGGTTATCAAAGAAGTTACAAGTGGTAGGGTAAAATCTCCTCTAAAGGCATTGTTTATGACAGACAGTGGTTTAAAAAACTATGCAGATATTAATGCTAAATACATTAAAATGGCTTCAGAGGAAGGAATAAACACAAGATTAGCTACAGATTACGACAAGATGTTTGATAATCTAACTGAATCAAAGAGCCTTACTAAAATCATCGGTGAGAAGTGGGATAACTTTATATCAAAACCAACTTTTCAAAAGTTTATGCCCGTTCTCCAAACAGAGTTTTTTAAAGATGTTTATGAAAAAGGAATAAAAGAAGGACTGTCCCCCGAGCAAGCAAGAAAAATTGCAGGTGATTCAACAAAGAATTGGTATGGCTTAATCGACAACTTTACAAGGTCAAAGAATGTAGATAACACTTTATCTGCCCTTGTCTTTGCTCCCACATACAGAGAATCAATGGTTAACTTTTGGGTTAAGAATCTTCAATCTGTAACTCCTAAGAACATAAGTAACGCAACATTTAAACAAAACAGAAAGTTTTTAGCAGGAACTGCTGTTACATTTGTACTTTTTGAACTATTAAACAAGCAGTTAACAGGTCATTGGATGCACGAGAATAAAGAAGGAAAGGGAGTTTCTATAGAAGTTCCTGTTGGTAAAGAGAGGTCATGGTTTATACCAATTCTCCCAAGTGTCGGCACAGTTCCAAGAAGACTTGTTGAGATGGGAGATGCCTTGGTTAAGGGAGATACAAGAACAATGATGCAAAAGGCAGGAAGTTTTCTATCTCAACCCGTATCTTTAGGTTCACAGTTGTTATCAAATAGAACCTTTTATGGTGGGCCTATCTACGAGGAGGAAGATAACGCTCTTCAAAGATTTGGTAAACTTGGTGGTTATGCGTTAGAGCAATCCTCTCACCCATTTATAGGAGAGCCTTTAGCAGCAGCACAAGGTAGAAAGACTCCTACAGAGGGTTTATTAGGTATGGCTGAGTTGCCAATATATCCATCTAAATCTTCTAATGCTACACATCTAACCTCTAAGGAGGCTAAAACTTATAGAGAATTAAATAAATCTGACCCAAAGAAGGCTCAAAAATATTGGGATGAGCAGAAAAACGCATACGATGAAACAAAAGCACGAGAAAAAGTAAAATCAACTGGTGAACCTATTACTGTAAATGGTAAATACATATACAAAAAAGATGATGGGGAGCTGGGTTCGGTGATATTAGAAAGAGATATAACACCCCCTAAACTCACAGGGCAACCACAACTTGATAAAGAAAAAATATCAGATTACAAAACTAAACTATCTAACAGAGCTAATGACATAGTTAAATTATATGAGTTAGGTTTACTAACAGAAGAAGAAGCAGAAAAAGAGTTAACAAAGATAATAGAAATTAAAGAATCTTTAAAGACTACAAAATCAAGCAGTGGTAAGAAAGCTAAAAAGGTAGATTTAGCTAAAATTTCCCAAAACACACTTAAAACTGTTAAGGTATCTTCTAAATCACCTAAGTTTAATACTTTTGAGATACTAAGTAACTACAAGAAAACAAAGATGCCAGAGATTAAAACACCAAACTTAAAGGTTATAGATTTTAAAACAGCTAAATTAAAGAAAGGAACAAAATGATTTTAACTGAAGCACAAATACAATCAATGTCTCAATCGCTTTACGAGCAAGACCAAGATGTACCCGATTCTACAAGTGAGGATTATCTTGTTAGAAGGTCAATCTTAAATGCAGGTATAGGGTTTTGGGAGGTTTATAATGGAACTGATTGGGCATCTTTATATACCACTTTAGCAGAAGGTAGCACGGGTGGTGAGACTACAGTTGCAACAAATGATACACAGTCAGATTGCCCTACAGCACTTGTAAGGATAGGTTCATACATAAAACTAACAGATGGTACTGATACAGTATTATATGTAAGAAAAACACCACAGGAAGCGGCAGATTTAGTGGCTGCAGGTTCAAAGGATAAGTTCTTTTGGATATCAGGAAAGCCGAACGCTTATAAGATAAACTGGAACCCAAAGATACCTGAAACCTATAATGGCTGGACAATAGAATATCCTTACTATAAAAGAGCATCACAGTTTTCTGCTACTACCGATGTAGCGGACGCTCCCGATCATCTGTTCTTAGTACATTACCTTTTATCTTGGTTATACAAAAATGATGACCCGGGTAAGTCAAGAGAGCAGTTTGATATAGCAAATGCTCTTATTAACAATATGAAAAAGACAAATGATATTTCAATACTTGATTATTTAGATAACGACACGGGAGAAGGTTTTGGACTATGAGACTCGGAAATTACTCTTATTCAAAAGTTCAAGAGCTAAACATTCAGGTTGATAGGTTTAATGATGGATTAAACACCATTCAAAGAGCAACAAGAATCAAACCAAGTGAGGCTCACGAACTATTAAACCTAATGTTAGTTGATGATGGACTACCCTCACCAAGATGGGGTACTGCTGTATATGGCGGTGCTATAACCGGTGCTTCATCTATTGATGGCTTTGGTGAGTATGTTAAATCAGATGGGACAAGGGAGCTTATTGTTGTAGGTGGTGGCAAGGTTTGGAGACATACTAAAGCTGATGATACAGAAATAACAGGTGCTACATTTACAGCAGGTACGAGGGCATATTTCAAACAGATTAAAGGCTATCTATATATCTCAAATGGAACAGACCCTTTGGCAAGATATGATGGTACAAACCTAACTACATATACAGAAATAGATGCTCCAACTAATGTTCAGCTTACAGGTGGGGCAGGTGTTACAGGCACGGGTTTTAGCTATTATGCAGTAGTTACAGCTTTAAATTCAATAGGTGAAACCACAGGAAGTACAGAAGCAACAATCACAACTAAAAGTGCAAGGGCTGATTGGGCAGATGCTAATGAAACAATGACTATAAGTTGGACTGCATCACCTGGTGCTACAAGATATCAGGTTTACATTTCAGATGAATCGGGTTATGAGGTATTACTTGCTTCAACTGAAACTACTACCTATGTTGATGATAATACTGCAACTCCTAATCCTTATGTTGAAGTACCCGATGCAAACACCACGGGTGGGCCTAAGTTTGGGCCTATGGAACTATCGGGTAATAGATTATGGGGAACTAAAGACCCAAATAATAAATATAGGGTATATGGAACAGGAACAGGCCCTAATATGGGTGTATTTTCTGATTTTTATGGTGGGTTTTGGATTGATTTAGAAAAAGGTGGAAGAACCGAACCACAGGTAGTTGTTGATTACAGAGATGGGCAAGGTAATTCTAAGGCTACAGTTCTTTGCACTACACCCGAAGGAACTGGTGCTATATGGCAGGTACAACTAACCTCTGCAACAGTAGGGGATGTTACTTTTGTTATTCCCTCTGCTTCAAAGGTTGTCGGTTCTTTTGGTACTTCATCTCCCGCAACAGCAGTTATAGCAGCAAATGATGTCTATTTTTTAAATAAAAAGGGAGTGTTTGTTCTTGGAAATGAGAAGCAGTTTTGGGGGGTACTCCGAACTAATGAGTTATCAGTAAAGATAAGACCTTATATTGAGGCTATTTCAATGACTAAGATTTCAGGTGCTTGTGCATATTACTATGATGATAAAGTCTTTTTCTCAGTGAGTACAAATGGAACTAACAACAATAGAATATTTTACTATGATAGAGAAAACTTGTCTTGGGTAGCCGACTGGTCTGTAGGTGTTAATCAATTTGGGGAACATACAGACTCAGATGGAGTATCACACTTTTTGGGTGCTTCATCTACTGATGGTTACATTATAGAGTTTTCAGAAAATATACTTGGAGATAGAGGGGTTGCATTTAAAACAAGATACACAGGCCCACAATTTCCTGTAAGTAAAGATTGGTCTAAGTTTGCAAAATTAAAGAAATTTCATATAAGACTTGCAGACCCTAAAGGTACAGTTAGTGTATCTCTTATAGGTACAGGAAAATCAAGTTCCTTTTCAACAATAGCAGCTGCAAGTATAACATCAACGAGTGCGGCAACAGGACTTGGGTTTGACCCTCTTGGGAGTGTAAAACTTGGACTTTCAGAAGGTAGCCCTACAACATTTGCAATAGGAAATACCCAAAGACACCTAAGATTAAAATCAAGAGTTAGGGATGTTCAATTAGTAGTTGAAACTACAGGTTTAGAGAATGGTTATACCCTCATGGGATATAAGATAAAAGGTACTATTCTCAACGTAAATGAACCAAGTAGCGAAAAAATTTAAGGTGTGTTATTAAGTTTATTAAGGAGAAAGTATGGCAGATAAGTTTAGAAAAGCAAAATCAAATTTCGCAACGACACTTGTTACAGGTATTGGAACTGGGACAGGTGATACTATTACATTAAATTCAACCACAGGACTTCCAACTGATACAGAGATAACTTTAACATTTAATCGTGTTACATCAAGTGGAACTGTAAATTCAACGTCTGTAATGGAAAGAATTACAGGTACTATAAGTGGTTCTACCCTTACATCTTATACAAGAGGTGTAGACGGGACAACAGAACAATCCCACGCAGGTGGTACAGTTGTTGAGTATGTTCCAAACGCAGCAGATATAAACGATCAGGTTGATGGAATACTTGTAGGACATAATCAAGATGGTACACATAAATCAGGTGTAACTTTAGCAAGTCCTGTGCTTACAACACCTCAAATAAACGATACATCCTCAGACCACCAATATGTTGTAGCTGTTAGTGAGTTAGCAGCAGATAGAACAGTTACACTTCCTCTTTTAACAGGAAATGACGAGTTTGTGTTTAAAGACCATACTCAGACTTTAACTAATAAAACCTTAATTTCACCAGTTATAACTACGTCGTTTGATGGGTGGGTAGCTTTAGGTGCTGCAACTTACGAAGCGTCTGATGACCCAACATATACATTGTCTTTTGCTTCTGATATGACAGGTGTTTTATCAGTAGGTATGCGAATGAAAGTAACAGACTCAACAGTACAGTATTTTATAATTACAGGAGTTGGTGCTTATAGTGGTGGTAAAACAATCATAACTTTATATGGTGGTACAGATTACAACTTAAGTGGGGGTGCTTTAACTTCCGCTTATTATTCAGTACATAAAGCACCTTTTGGATTTCCACTAACTCCTGAAAAGTGGTCTGTTATAGTTTCTGATGTAGAAAATAGAAGTCAAGCATCTGCAACAATACATCAATGGTATAACTTAGGTAGTATATCTATAAATATACCTATTGGTGTTTGGTACTTATCTTACGATGTTCTTTTTAGACTTTCTTATACAGGAGCGGCAGGTTCTATGCAGGGAGCTGTTACTTTATCAACAGCAAACAACTCTGAAAGTGATACCTCACTTACTTGTTATTATTATAGAGACTCAATTAAAGCGTTTACTGAACCAACACATAAAGAAAAACTTTTAACTCTTACATCAAAATCCACATATTATTTGAATGGAAGAAGTATGCAACATGCGGATGCAGTTTGGTTTCAAAACGAATCTTCTGCAGCTGTAATTATGGCAGTATGTGCTTATTTATAAAAGGAAATAAAAAATGGCAGAGTATAACCTATGAAAGACTACTTATCAAAACCATGAACGAAAAAGACTACTCAGACAAACTATTAAAGGTACAAAAAGACTACATGAAGTGTCAACACGGAATGATTGAGGTAATGACACAGATGAAAGATACCCTCGTTCAAATCAATGACCAGAATGTACTCCATAACTCAAAAGACGATGCAAGATACGATACTATAGAAAGACTTATCTCGGCAGTAGAATCAAGGTCAAAGGTAATGAACTCAATCTTTTATGTAGTAATCCTTGCAATAGTAGTCTTAGCTGGTGCAGAAAAAGTTTTACAGTTTTTATGAACATATTTTTTGTAGGTAGTTTAATACGAGCAGTAGTGTACTTATGGGTAGGAGTTACTGCACTTTCAATAGCCGACCTTTACGAGGATGGTTATAACTTTGCTGGTAAGGATAGTGGGATTATCAAAGCAATAATAAGTATCTTAAAACAATTATTCTTTGTTTTTACAATGTTAGCTTTTGTTGCTATTGAAAGAGCTTTTTCAACTGAAACGGAAAGCATCTTAACTTTACTTGTACCATTAGTTGTACTGCCTTTAGGTATGTTTCTTACTAAGTTTAGAAAGGAGTCAGTTAAAAAACAATGACATTAAAAACACCGTTAGAAAAAGAATACCCTGTTACACAGGATTGGAATGACCCTCGTTATCGTTCTTCATATACTAAATTTGGACTTTTAGGACACAATGGAGTTGATTATGGAGTTCCAGCAGGTACAAGGATAGTTGCTCCACACGGAGGAAAGATAGTAGAAAACCTATTAGACTCTACAGGTTATGGATGGTATGTAAAAATAGAAAATGATAATGAAGGTTCAATACTCGGTCATTTTAAGGAACAATCTCAATGTAAAGTTGGCACAGAAGTTAGACAAGGGGATTTAGTAGGTTTATCAGGTAGCACAGGAAACTCTACAGGCCCTCATTTACATTGGGGATATTACAGATTTCCAAGAAAAAGGGACAATGGGTTTTCAGGAACAGTAGACCAGACTCATTGGTTAGGATTAGAAACCTTTGAAGATGAAATGCTTTATGAAAGAGCAGAAAAAGAAAAGTATAAAAAGGAAGCAAGAAATCTGCGAGAGGTTACACAAAGCCAAGCTGAAACTATTAAAGAACTTAATAAAGAAATAGAATCCCTTAACAAAGCCAAAGTTGACCTATCCTTTGAAATCGCACAGCTACAAGAACAGTTTGTAGAAGTTAGCAGAGAGAGGGATAGTCTGATAGATGTCTGCAATGGTTATGAAGTAGCCATTCCTAAGTTAAAAGAGCAAATTAAAGAGTTAGAAAACAAACTTATATCACAAAATCCACTAAAAACATACTCATCTAAAGATTTAATAGGTGAGGTAATAAGTAGAGTAGTTAATAAATTTAAAGGAGCAAATATATGATTCTAAAAATCAAAGAATTGTGGGACAAAATGCCCAAGCCAATAAAGGTAGCAATTTATTTAGCAGGTGCAGGACTTCTAAGTGAACTTGCATCCGCACTATTAGGAACTAAACAACTGGACCTTGTAACCTATTTAAAGGTTGCAGTTGCTAATATTTTACTTGTTCTTGTAGCACAGATTAAAGGCTCGGTTGACAATAAACCTGTTGAGTGATATAGGTCAGTTAGTACTCTCATCCCCCGATCCCCCGAATAAAAACGGGGGATTTTTTATTGTACAAAAAACCCTTGACAAAATACCGATTCGGTGATTAGGTGCGTTTGAAATGAGAGAGTACCAGAAAAGTCCTGACCATGAACAATAAAAAAGAAAGGTACATGATTATTTCAGACCTTCATGTACCCGATCACGACATAAAAACATTAAAGCTAATTTACAAGTTTATACCCTTTTATAAACCCGATTATTTAGACATTGTTGGAGATTTAGTCAATTTTACGAAAATATCAAAATACACCCAGGATCCCTACTATGAAGAAACTTTGCAGGATGAAATAGCAACTGCAAGAGAGGTGTTGCAGGAAATAGTAGAGACCTCCAGGAAAGCAAACCCCAATGTAGTTATTACATTATTTGAAGGAAATCACGAGTCAAGATTACAAAAGTTTCTAGGTAGAAATGCCAAAGAATTAGCAAATTTAGCATTTGACGATGAGTATTTAATATCAGTACCACACCTCTTCCAACTTAAGAAGTTTGGTATCAAATGGGTTCCGGAAACAAAAGTATTACAAAGACATAATGTATCCTTCTTTCACGGGCAGACTGTAAGAATAAAGGCAGGTTTCTCTGCACAAGCTAATATAGACAAGTTTGGTACTTCCGGATTTACAGGTCATACTCACGGACTCGCACATATAACTAGAACTCAATCTGGTAACACTAAATTTTGGATTGAAACCGGATGCTTGTGTAACCTTAACCCAAGTCCTGCATACGTTACACATCCGGATTGGACTCAAGGATTTGCAACAGCAGAATACAGTTTTGAAACCCACCAATTTTATCCTCAAATAGTTCCAATAATAAACCATAGTTTTCAATACAACGGAGAAATGTTCATATGAGATCAATAAGAGCCTCATTTTTGCTAATAAAAGAAGAAAATCCTTGTTGGAGTGGTTACACCTGTTTTTATGAAGCAGTTAGAAATAGAAAATTTACAAAAGATAGAATTGCACGAGCTTTTAATAGACTTGTTCCGAAAGACGATTATTTTGATTCTAAAACTACAATAATTAGACATCTTAGCAACGCATCAATGGAAGAAGGTACTCCTTATGAAACAGGAAGAGTGGATAGACTTAGAGTTGCCAAAATAAAATCCAGCGACTACGCAGTTTGGAGAAAGGCTGTATTTAAAAGAGATAACAATACTTGCGTAATATGTGGTACTAAATTCCCATTGGTAGCTCACCACATAGTCGAGTTTGTTAAATCTCCTGAATTACGAATGGCTGTAAATAATGGTGTTACTCTTTGTGTTAGATGCCACAGAGATGTTCACAAAAAGATATTATCTGTACCAAAATTGATGTAGGTAAAAAACTACGTATTTTTAATCTATTTTCCCCCACAATCTATTTTTAGGACAAAGCTAGTACATTTCACCTTTCGCATTTTCACCCCTCTAATTTTGGCAATTTGCATTTTTTCATCGGTTGCAGAAATTTTCAAAAAAAGCTAAGAAACGACCTTCTAAGGAGAAGGAAATATTGCTACGAACTGCTTAGGAAATACTTGGAAAATGCTAAGGAACTTGGCTTAATTAGTAGATATGACTTTCAAATTACTTCTATTAGGGATTGGAGAAACAAATGGAAGGTAACGATATACAAGCCCACCCCAACACCAAAGGACAAAGAGAAAAGAGGAAATAATTTTACACTTAGAGCAGATGAGGACGAGTTGTTAGAGGAGATCTTTGAGTGGCAAGGTAGACCCGTACAAAATATAAATATGGATAGAGATAAACTTAAGAAACAAATAGCAAACACAA